TCTGCTCTTTATGCAAGATCATTTGGAATTGATTTCACTAACACAGTGCTTAAATCATACTAATTTTTAAATTCTTTCCCTTCGGGGAAATTATTAAGTTCAAATAAAGAAGAGCAACCCCCCCCCCACCTTGCTCTTCTTTATTTGAACTAAATAAAAAACTCTGGATATTCTTCTTTTAATTTTATATCACTAATATTCCCTAAATTATTTTTGATATTAGATAATAAGTACTGAAATGATCTACGTTTCTTTTGATTTTTAAATCTATAATTGATTAAAAATCTAGGTTCTTCTCCAATCGCAAATGTATCCACAATAACATCTTCAACTCTATAAAGTCTATTGATTTTATCAACAAGCACATCATTTTTTTGAATAAAAACTCCTTCTTGCTTAATCATCTCATCCATAAAAAATTTTTCAATGTTATTCATATGAAAAACTCTGGGTATTGATCTTTTACTTCTTCTTCTGACATTCCTTCACCTTCAATAAGAGATTTTATAAATTTTGTATCTGCTCGAAACTCTCTAGATTTACCAAAAATTCGATATTTAACAGTTTCGCCATTTTCAATAATGTCAGTGATGTAAATAAAATCTGCTTTGTTTGAAATTACTCTATAAACTTTGTTTACTTGCATTTATTTTCCTCTTATATAGAATCAAATCAAATAAAAAACTCTGGATAAACTTCTCTAAATGTTTCTGGATTAAGATTCTTTACTTCTTTGAAATCAAAAATTTCAGGAAGAACTGCTTTGATATCTTGTATATGAGTCACATTGTACTTTTTAATATCTTCGAGATTGCCGTTTAATTGTTGACATTCAAAAAAGCTAGGGTCCATTTTTCTTCCATATATTCTGCAAAAACCTTTTTGATTCTTTAACTCTATATAAATAATATCGCCAACTTTAACTTTCATATCATTAACTCAGGGTAAATTTCTTTTTTCCATTTTTTAATAGCAAAACTCTCAGCATCATTAGAATGTTTTGGAAAATCTGAAAAGGCTTTCATAGTATTTGCACCTGTCCAGTATTTTATGAAATCTTTATTATATAGTTTATTTAAAGTGATGCAAAAATTATTTATTTTAAACTCACCAGTTTCAATATTAAGAACTCCTTTAACTACAGTATTATATTGGTGTACTGCTATTAAAAAATAATCATTCCGTATAGTTTCTTTAAAATTTTTAGATTTAAGAAATACATTAAAGAAATTTTCTTTAAAATCCTGAATATATGTTTCTATGTATTCTTTATCTAACATTGCTTGTTCTAAGTCTTTAGGTTTCATTAAGATATCATTTCTATATCTACTTTTGCCTCCTGGGTGTTGCAAAAGTAATTGTAAACAATAATCAGTTTCTATTTTATTGCAGCATTCATAACCATCTCTTCTTAACTTTTCTGAATTAAAATAATCAGTATTTTTTAAATCATGAACTTCTTTATAAAACTCGAAGTTCATTTTAAAAAAACTTTTTAACTCCATTAGAAGAGCAATATACGTGCTAAAATTAGCTTTTGTTAAATCTTCATAGAATTTCATCTTGAACCTTTCTTTTTAGTAAACTATTATATACTAAAATGTGTTAAAAGGATATTAAAGATTGAAATTAATATTGATGTTTAAATTTTATTAAATAAATTGTTCAAGGATGCAATCGTCGAAAAATTCTGTTCTGCCACATCCTTCTTCAATACATATTCTATAATTTGCAAATTTCTCATGCAAAGAAGTTTCTAAAGCAAAACATTCTTGAGTTTCTATTATATCTATAATAGTGTATTCACCAAAATCTTTAAATAGACTTACTGACCTCTTTTCAAAATCTCCAGATAAACCTATTTTAACAGCTGAGTGTTGAGGAAAATGGAGAACATAAACAACTCCAGAATAATCTGTTCCTTCGTTGTTTCTTCTTTCATTAAAGTGTTTTGCTTTTGAAATAGACATTATATCTTTTATTTCTGGCGATTTAGAAACATTGTCAACACCGTATCGTTCAAGACATGTTACAGCAATCTTAGCTGCATTATTATAATTTCTTGAACCATTTCGTTCAAAATTTGTTTGTTTGGCACCTTCTCTATTTTCTGGGAGTTTGGAAGTATGATCAACACCATATCTTTCAAGGCAAGTAGTCCTTGCTTTATCAGGATTAACAAATGTCTCTGAACCATATTTTTCTAATTTGGTAAGTTTTGTTTTTGTTTGTACTTCTGGATTTTTAATTCCACAAGAATGCGAACAAGTAATTGAATATTTGCCATTTTTAAGGAATTTGTTATCTTTATTACAAACAGGACATTTTGTATATTCTGTTATATTATTTAAAATACAGTGAACTCTTTCTCTTATTGACTTTCTTGATGTATCTTCAATCCAAGGAGTTAATGAGAGTATTTCTTTAAATTCACTTTCTGAGAAATTTCTTCTTATAAATCCTGAATATTTTCCAGAAGTTTGTAAATACTGCAAATCTTGCATTTATTACCTTTTATTAAATAAATTAGTTTATTATACTTTAATTTTACTTAATAAAATCCCCAGAAGGGGAAATTAATTATGCACCAATGATAGAAGCAAAAGAATTTACTCCAGCATTTGTGAATCTCAACTGAATGAACTCGGCCACAAACGTTGGCTTGACATAAACATCGACAACTAATTCATTTCTTGAAATGACATCTGGAGTATTATTAGTGTTATCACAAACTACCAAATAATCTTGAATACCACGACCAGCTTGAACTGAGCCCAAGAAAGGATTAATCATCGCTTGAATACGATTACGAGTGAATGAATCATTGAATTCAAAAACTTGGTACTTAGCCATTTTCCATAAAGCTCTTTCGAGTGTATTGAAAAGACCACGAACATTGATTCTATCAAAACTTGAAGGTTTATCAAGAAGAGTCTTTTGACCCCAACAAACAGTTCCTTGACCAGGGAAAGCAACAACAGGATTTAAACCAGCTTTGTATAGTAAATCACGAAGAGCTTGATTTGGATTATATGCTAATTTATTAACATTTTTAATCTGACCTCTATCAAGACCAGCAGATGCCCACCATGAAGCAAGTTTAGTGTTAGTCACTGCTCTAAGTCCAGCTAATGAACCAGCACAGTTAATCCAACGATATTTATCAGCGTATTTATCATAAACATTTAGGTAGTTTGCACCAACCATTGCAAATGAACTATTAACATTTAAACCAGTTCCACTTGGAGGAAGGTCTGCAGTATTTCCTACACGCCATTTGATAATATTTTGAACAGCAACATTAGCTGTTTGTCCAACAACATCTTTAAAATTAGCACCGATAAATGCGATACAATCTTGTCTGTTGTTTGCTAGGTTAAATGCAGCCATTGGATTAGCTTCATTAGCAATAACAATATCAATATCAATTTCTTCTTTATTAGAAAAAATATCATAAGCATCTGCTATATCACCTTCAGTTAATGTAGCAACAGTTACGCCACCAGTAAGTTGAATAGGTTTTGCCCCAACATCAGAGTTACCATAAAGATATGATTTAATTGCGTGAATACCAGCTTGAGTTTCAACAGTATTGTCTTTAACATATATTAAATCACTTTGTGTGTTAATAACAGTTTCAATATACATTGATTTTTTAGATTCATCACGAGCTGCTTCATTTAGAGAAACAACATAATGTTCTTTAATAACACCATCATGTGTAACAATGATTGCAAATTCATCATATCCTGAAAGACTGTTATTAATTGCTAGTCTTGGAACATATGTAAAAATATCAGTTAAAAGAACACCTTGTTGAACATATTTACCAGCTGCGAAATCTGCAGGAGTAGCGACACTTACTGTAGTTGTATTAGCGTAATCACCAGGAGCACGAGAAATAAATTTAAGACCTGCAGAAACGCCTGTAGGGAAAACAATCAAATCTTCATTAGCATTAAAATCTGAAATGTTTCTTATCATTATTGTATTTGAAGAGGATACTGTAGTATCATAATTTGCATCATTTGCAGCTGCAAGAACTGTTTGAGCAATACCGATAGCATTTTTATTTGCAGAAGAAAATCCACGAGAAACTAAAAGAATATTTCCATAATCCAAGAAAGTTTTACATTGATACCAGTCATTATAATTGGTATTTGAAGGTTTTCCATAATAGTATTCTAAATCAACACTATTTGTAACAATTCCATAAGTTCCAACAGGGCCTTTTTCAAAAGTTCCTCCAAAAACTGCAATAGAATTTGATATTGTAGGTACAATTCCAGAAGCATCAACTTCTAAAACACTAACACCAGGGGATAACATAGGCATATTCATGCCTCCTTATATATAGATTTGACCAATTGAAAAATCTCTTTTTCTTACCGTTTCTATGAGATAAATCTTGAACTCTCAAGTTCGGGAAAAGACCCGACATACAGTAATTATTGGTATCCATCTATTTATAATTTTGTTTTTATCCGATTATCATAGGAGCAGGGCCAATCCATTTATCTTTAAGTTCTTGCATAAGAACTTCAATTTCGGCTTCAGCCATACTTTGCATCTTTTCATGGTTAATTCTTGCTCCACCAACCAATGTTTGATCATATTTTCCTGTGGTAGAACTTTGAAGTAGTCTTGTTTTAGCAACACACATTCGTTTAATCCAAGTGTTATCAAAAATATAATCAACAGCATCTGCTATATATTCTGTGTTTAATTCAATAATAATAGGACCATAGTAAGTCTCAGAAACTTCTAATATCTTTTTATTTGGATTAAATTCAAAAGTTACATCTTGACCAAAGAATTTCTCCATAAGACTTCTTGTGCTTGAAAGAAGTAATGTACTTCCAATAGCATCATTCATTGAAAATCCCATAGATTGAAGAGAAAAATAGTCTAAAACATATCCTCCTCCACCAGCCATTCCGGCAAAGTTTAATCCTCCACCTTTAGTAACTTTTTGAATTGATTTTACATCTCCGCTTAAAGTTATATTACATGGTGCAGAAATCCTCATTTGGAGATATTTCGTTAATTCTCCCTCTAATGCATAAGACGAAAATAACTGTATATTATTATCAATAATATCATTTACTTGATCTTCTGTAACTTCTACTTGAACTAATGGCGCGCCCAACTGGCGCAAAATATAGTCATATAGTGCAGATTTTGTTGAGATTGCCATTTATAGTCCTTTACTTATTTTTTCTTTTTTGGAACTTCAACTTCAACAGTCGATGAATCTTCTGTGAGAATTTCTTCAACTGGAGCTACTTCTGGAGAAACTTCTGGAGAAACTTCTTCAACTGGAGCTACTTCTTCAACTGGAGCTACTTCTTCAACTGGAGCTACTTCTGGAGCTACTTCAACAACTGGAGCAAGTTGAGCAACTTCTGCGTCTGTCATTTTAAAATACTGAGGATACTTTGAAATTAATTCTGCATTAACGATAATATCTCCTTCTTTAAGTTCTATTGATGAACCATTGAAAGATACGTGAACTTGTGTATAACCATATGAGTGTAAATCTACTTTTGCCATTTTATTTCCTTTAATTTAATTTAGACTATTTATACATTTTCATCAGCGTGTCTGAATCCAAGAACTGTGTCTTCTGTAATCATCATATGAAATCCATTTTTAAACTCAATATCTTGTCCACGAACAATATCCCAAAATATTTCCATTCCCGCTTGGACTATTTTACATTCTGGTCCACAAGAGAGAACAATTCCATTTGTAGGTCTATCATTAACAACCGATTTGTCTTTTGAAAGAGCTATAATCAATCCAGACTCTGTTGTTTGTTCTTCTTTTTTTCCTTCCATTGTAGTAGATGGTTTAATAAGAATAAAATTTTGCATTGGTGTAAATTTATCCGAACTAATATTTTTAAAATCCATTTGTTTCCTTTGTGTGTGTGTGTTTATATAAAGAGTTCAGGAAAAAATTCTTTGAGTTTATTGTGAATCTCTTGAATTTCTTCGCGTTCTTGTATATTTTCATTTTCTGATGAGTTAGATGTTTTTTCTAATAATTCTAACATTTTATCAGTGTATTTTTTTGAAATTAAAGCCTGTTCTAAAGACATCTCTTTATAAACATTAGAATTTGACATGTTCTTTTGGTGTTTCTACGCGGTCAGAATTAATATAACTTCCAGCTAAATATGCACTAGCAATAACTACAATAAGAGCCAGTGTTTCATAAACATTTTGTTTATTTATTTTAAAAAAGCCATTTTCTTTTTCAGATGTTGTTTGCTTTTCTGTATGCAATTCAGAAATGAATTTATCAATTGATGCAACATTGTCTATTTCTTCTGCGACTGGAGTAGTTGGAGTGACTGAAGGTTCTTTTGGTTTACGAGGTGCTCTAGTTTTCTTAACTGGAGTATCTGGATGTACTTCCACCATAGCTGGAGTGACTGAAGATTCTTTTGGTTTACGAGGTGCTCTTGGTTTACGAGGTGCTCTTGGTTTTGCGGTTGTCATTTATTACCTTTATTTTAAATTAATATATTATACTATATTTGTGCTTAATAAAAATACTTAAATAAAATGTTCAGGATATTTTTCTTTAATTTCTTCTTGGCTGTCAAATCCTTCCTTGATTAGTGTGTATTGTTCTACAAAGTGTGTATTATCAGTGATTAGTTGTTCATTACCATTTTCGGTATAAGTCCATGTCAGTGTTGCGTTGCTATTAACACTGACAACAAGTATTACATTTTTTATGCCTTGAAGCCATCCATCCATTAAATAATACTTGCCTTTTTCAAAATTCAAGATTCATCACTAACTTTCCCTTCTATTTGTCCAATTAAATTTTTAATATCATTCTTTAAATTTTGGACAACATCTTTTAGATTAGAAATTTCAGAATTCTGTTTTCCTATAATATCAATTGAAGTAATAATATATCCGCCCATTCCTTGAGCTAATGTTTTAGCATCTTCTGAAACATCTTCACTATTTATGATAGTTTCTAATTTTCCTAACGCGCCATTGAGTACTTCTATTATAATTGATGTATTATTTATCATTTTTTCTACATTCCTTCCAAATTAATTCTCCTGTAATAGGAGAATAAGAAGCCAATCCTTCTTGGACTAGCTGTTCATTAACTGCTCTAACATGATGTGGAAATAACATTGTGAAACCCACCATCAATAATGCTCCTGTTATTAAACTTATAAGTATACAATTAGTATTTAATTCTTCATTTGCCATTATTTTCCTTTAACTGGTTTGTTGTACTATTCCAATCATTGAATCTAAGTTTATAAGCATCTGGAAATCTATCAAATGCCATTTGTTTTAATGTCATATTTTGTTCAACACAATTTAGAGTATATCTTGAAAAATCTTTTTCTGAAGCAATTAATACTGTTATAGCTCCTACAATAAAACCTATTACTGTGCCTATCCAAAGTACATCTATAAATGGTAATTCATTTCTCATTTTTCTTCCCATCCGTGAATTGGACAATTTTGAACTTGAACATATCTGCCATAAGGATAGTTATCATCATTGTCCATTTTTGGGCAAGTACATGCTGGGAAATTCCAAAACTTAATGTAGTTGTCGTCTTGTGGAAAATTCCAAAGTTTTTGAAGAAGTTTTTCATTTTCAAACCATTCTTTATATGCATGTTTTTGATACTCTGCTTCTAAAGTTGTAAATTTTTGCTCTTTAAGATTTATACTATGATCTTCAAGCAAATCTCGAAGAATATGAAGCTTGTCTATAACTTCTCTGTTAAGTTCTGAAACACCTTGTCTATCTGCTAATGCTGGGTTATGTGCCATTTTCTGTCCTTTAAATTAAAATTTTATTCAATATCTTTGTATTTTTTCTTTAGTAGAAGATATTTTGCGTATTCATCATCATATTTTAAAAAATATTTTTGCCAAATCTTTGGTACAGAAATAAGTGGATTGTCATCCACGAGTCTATTCCCATCAATCCAATTAAAGGCACAATAAACTCCCAACATAAATGAGTTAAACTTCTCAGTAAGGTTTTCTGTTTCTTCTCTTGTCATTAAACCATTCTCATCTTCAATGATTTTTGCCATTTCTTTATGAAAGAACTTATATTCTTGTTGCATTTTATGTCCTTTTTGTTTTCTTATATGCATTATACTATAAACTATATTAAAAGGATATTAAAGAATTAAATTAATATTTTATTTGTTTGTTTGTTTGTTTTACTCTACACACCAGCCAACAGGAATCCTAAAGCGTCTGACACTAGAACCTTTTGTTGTTGGATTTGAACGAACTTTATGAATCTTAAAAGTTAAATAAAAAAATTTGAACTCTGAATTTTAAGCTCTAAACTTTAAGCTCTAAACTTTACAGTTGTACGCTTTGGGTTGCGTAATAATTCGAATTAAAAAAATTCATAATTTAATTTATTAGTGTATTCAGCAAACTAATACCCGACAACATTTAAGAATATTCGGTGTATAGAGTAAAATAAACAACAAAATATATTCCAGCTGTTATACTGGAATTTTTATTTTGACTTGAGCATTTGCTTCAGAAAGTGCAAAATCTACTTCTGATTCAAAGTCTTCAATCATTAATTCATAGAGTTCTAAGTTTTTGATTAGAGTTTCTTCATCAACAACTTGAGACAAATTTGCTTTATTAAATGGACCAGCAATAGCTTCATAGTCATTTGCATCTGCTCGTTTATCTTTCCCGAAGTTTTGTTCAAGAAGATTAGCAAGTTTGTTTCCTGCTTCTTCATTAGCACGGTTTACAATGCCTTTAATATTTCGATAATCTCTTTGAGCTTTATCAAGAGCCATTTTCTGTGCATCTATTCCTTCTTTCATAGCAAGTGCAGCTGCAATAGTTAAACGATATTGTCCAACTTCAATTAATACTTGAGCATTTGCTAAAGAAATGGCATTCTTAATCTGTGCTCTATTCTCAATAAGTTTTTGTAAACCTTGAACATGAGAAAGAAAATCAACAGCATTTGCTGGCTCTTGTTTACCAGTTTCTCCTTTTTGAAACTTAACAAGTGAACTAACTTCTGCAGTTTTAAGAATACGTTTAGTAAGTAACTTGACTTCATTAAGAGCACGAGCAATTGTAATCTCTTTCATTTCTGGCCCTACTGGTTGATCAGTTTGAGCTTCTGTCTCAGGCTCAGATGGAATTGCTTCATCATCTGGTACTACCGTTGGTTGAATTTCCAAATGTTCTTCTGGTGTCATAAATGTCCTTTAATTTTTTATATGTAGTATTATACTATACAGTTACTTAAATAAATTGCCTAAATAAATTTCTCTGGATAGTATTCTCTTAGTGCAATTAAAATTTCCTCTTTTGATACTTTTACTTTTAAATATGGTTCAAAATTAATTTCTGAAGTAAAAGTTGGTCCTGACGAACAAGTAATAATTTGACTAACCTTTGCTGAGGCTGGAATACTAACATCAGCTAAACTAAATGATATTCCAGTATCTATTCCACCAATGGTTGCACTTTTTGGTTCAATAAAGTCAGGTATAGTATAAATTTGTGAACCAACTTTCATTCCATCTCCTTACAGTGTTCTAAATATTTTACGATTAATTGAAATTAACATTCTATTCCTTAAATATCGAGCTTGCGATTATCTTCATTACCATCTTCATCGTGTTTTGAATAATTGCCATCTCTATACCCACCATCTACACGTGTATGATTTAGATTATTCTTAAGAAAGTATCCACTCTCAAGGTCTGCCCAGGTCATCTCTGATTGAGCCATCAAAGTTTCTAAAAGTCCCATACCCGTATAAATTGCTGACTTAATATCTTTTTCAATTGTAAAAATAATATACGAAGCAAAATATTTAAAAATATTCTCAAGAGGAATAAGTCCTATATTTAATGTATAATATGTTTTTGAAATATTAACAATTTCTTCTTTATCTGCCATAAGCATCCAAGAACTCAACATAAAATGTAGAATATCTATAATTTCTATTTTTTTATTTTGAACGTCATCTTCAAGATTTCGTTTCCACCATTTCCAACCTGGAGTTTCATTGGTCATTATACCACCTGAGCGAGGAGCAGATTCGAACCACTCTGCAAGTTCTGTTAGGACAGCTGAAAGCTTTTGTTCTTGTGAAATACTCTCTCTCCAATTTGGAACGTACTTGTTATTGAGCTCTTCTTGAGCATCTAAAAGCGACTTTAAATCACTGAATGTTGTTTGTGTGTTTTGGTTATTTTGCATTATATTCCTTATTTTGATGTTTTATTATATAGTAAAAGTAATTAACTTTTTTTAAGGTGTTTCATTTTTAGATATTTTTTATTGGTCTTTTTTAAGGAGTTTAACCAAATAAAATTGTCTTTATTAATACAATTTTGTAAAAGTTTTGGGTCTTTTGTTAAATATACTAATTTGGAACAATCTTTAAATTTACCAATAGTCAAAGAAAACGTTGACTTTTCTCCCTTAGTTTCCAAAGCATGTAAATAGTCTTTAGCAATATCTTTAAAATCGTGACAAATTATAGCTACTAAAGTGGCTTGGTCATAATATCCATGAATAACCAACTCATTATTATTAATCATTCGGGCAAATGTATTATAACTAATATTAGAAAATTTTACTGATAATGACTTTATTTGACTTTTACATGATCCTAGCGACATTGTTTTAATCTCAATATGTCTTCCGCAATGACTTGTTGCGTCCCTATCATGCAAACCGCCATAAGGTATTAAATCTAAATGATCAATAATATTAGATTCTTTCATTATTCCCGATTTAATAAAATTTTCATTAAATAACTCTTCATCATTTAAACCTTTTAATTTTTCCATGTAATAAGCTGCAGGTAATTTCTTTGCCATTTTATAACCTTTTGTACTTTTAAGATACTATAATTATAACCAAGTAACCTTAAAGTCAAATAAATAAATTAGATTAGTTTTTCTGGATAAGATTCTTTAAGCATTTCAATAAGTTCTTCTCTTGTGATATTAAAGTTTTTTTCCAAATAATCATCAAAAACTAACTTAGAATGCTCCTTTAAATTTGTACGAGGTTTATAAGAAGTTAAAGTTTCTGCAATTTTTCCATTATTACGATAATCATACTTCTCCAGAAATTCTTCCATCATTACTTTGCCAATATTATTAATTGGTGATATCATTTTAGTTCCATTGCCATTTCTCTAAGTTTAAAAGCAGTTTCAAGTGTATCAGTTGTATCTTTATCATCTCGGAGTTCAATAAATCTTGGATGTGATAAAGCATAAAAATCATTACCTTGAGCTTTAGTTAAGTCATTGAATTGGACTGTCAGAATCCGTCCTATTAGCTCAGGACGTCTTGAATTGAAATCTTCTAGCTGAGCATCTGTAAACCCAGAACAACGCCCTCTGATGGTTCCCTCATCATTTGAAAACTCGATCGAACCAAATGTTTTCTCTCTTTTAGTTCCTTTATTGCCTTCTAAAAATCCAGTAATTCGCATCTCAACATCAATTTGAAGTTTTAATTTTAACTGAGTTTTACTTGTCCCATCTTTAAAAAGATTTGAAAAATCTTTAAGAATTGCTCCTTCATATCCTTCATTCATCCATTTAGATGTTTGTTCAAGTGCTTCTTTAAGAGTATCTACAAGTAAATAAGGAACAACTTCAACATCTTTACTTATTCCGAATTCTGGTTTATTTAAGATAGATTGAAGTTGTTCGAATCTCTCTTTATAAGTTGTTATATTTTTCCCTTTAGAATTAATGTACTCTTCTGGTGTAATATAATCCCAACAAATCATATAAATTCTGTCATGTGGAGGTAATGATGAATTAATCATACCATTAGAAAGAGCTCGGTCTGTCTCTCCTCTGACTAACAATTCTCCAATATATACACCGTCTTTTAACATTGTAAATGTTTTGGCTAGTTCTGGAAATTCCTGTTCTTCACCAGAACGAGAGATGAATGTTGCTTTACCGCCATCTACAATTACAGAACAAAATCTACCATCGCACTTTAATTGAACCATAGCAGGGAACTTGATATTTTTAGAAGTCTTTGCAGAATATACATCACATCGCATATATGCTGGTTTAACTATTAATCCAGGAAAAACTTTATTGATCAATGTACGACCAAGATTAATTTTAAGGTCTCTTCCAAGTATCTTTTCAATAATAATAGCATTTTCGGTACTAAGACTATTGAGAACTTCTTCAAGTCTTGCTTTAGCTGCATTACCAGTTACTTTACGAGTACAAAATTCTGTTTCAAGAATATCAAGGGCTTGTACAAGACCAATTGGACGACCAGACTCTGGTGTGTAAGTAATGTTCTTCATAGTAATTCCATATGTGTATGAAACTCTGTCATACGCCATCTTAAGAACTCTCTCAAGTAGCTTATTGCCTGAATTTCTTTTAAGAATTTCTAATTTGTAATTTGAACCATTTTCAAGATTTAATAAATCAAGTATCTCTGAAATAGTAATAATACGTGTGCCTTCATCCATTGTTAGTCCTTTAAACTTGTATTTAAACTTATGTATTTAAACTGTAATATTATAACCAAATAAACTTAAAACTAAATAAATTATTTCATATAAAATACTCAGGAAATTGTTCTTTAATAAGTTCAAGGGTAGAACAATTAGATATCCATTCAATAGAATCTTCAATAATTCTCCACTCTTTTGCCTCTTTGCCTATTTGTTTTGAATATGCATAAGTATTAGAAACTTCTTTTGAGAACTTTGTATTTGGGTTGTTTCTTGGATCAAATAAATAAAACTCTGTCAAAATATCATTTTTCAAAGATGCAAAGTACCAACGATTATCATCAAAGCCATTTATATCAGCAAATTGAACTTCTACATTGTATTTTAAATATTTAACTTTATCTTCTTTCATATAAAATACTCAGGAAATTGTTCTTTAATAAGTTCAAGGGTAGAACAATCAGATATCCATTCAATAGATTCTTCTAAAAATCTCCACACTTTTGCTTCTTTACCTATATGTTCTGAATATTTTGTAGAATAATCATAAGCTTTAAGACTTTTTAAAACATTGTTACGTTCATCAAATATAAAAAAATCAATTAAAATATCATTTTCCAAAGTTGCAAAATAAATATAATTTAATTTGTCTGCTACTCTGTATTTTAAATATTTCAATTTATCTTCTTTCATACTTATTAACCAATTATATGAAAGTGCAAAAGTAATAGCTCAACATCCAAGTAAAAAGCCCACAGAGGCACAATAACAGCAAAAAATGTTGACCAAAACCCTTGCGCAATAACAATACCAGCAATCCAACAAAATGTAAAAAATAAACCAACTAATGATCTCATAACGAACCTTTATTTTTAAGATAATGTATTATACTATACTTTAGGTTAAAATCTTATAAATAATAAAAATTAGTAGAATAAATTAAAGGTCAAATAATGAATATAAGTGCAGATGTCGACAATAATCCAAGAGTTGACTCATTGGTTAATAGAATAAACTCTTTGAATGATGTCTTTGACCAAGCAGAAAAAGTTTGTTCAGCAGAAATTGTAGACTTTATAGAAGAAAAAACACATGATGTCAAATTGTACTCTTCGACAGATTCTGATATTTCGACAACAGATGTTATCAAGCTAGATTTGATGGTGGATGATTTTAAATTCACGAGGGACACTTTAACAGAAACAGTGAATAATGGAAGAAAGGTTCTTAATGTAGTAACACTGGAATTATTAGATTCTGATGAAGACAATAGAGCCTCTTTAATAACTTCATTTGCAGAATTGGTAACATCTGTTAATCAATCTGTTAAACTTCTTTCTCAGTCTTATAAAGATATCGCGGGTGTTCTTGAGAGTATTGAGAAAATAAGAAAGTCAAAGTTAGGAACTCCAGAACAATCCCAACCAGCTGGAACAGGAAATACATTCATAAATATTACAACACAAGAATCTACTACTGATATTATAGCAAGATTATCTCAAAAGAAATCGGATGGCTAAATTTAAACGCGGCTTATATAATATTGTTAACATTCATAAATATATAAAACCGATAGACAAAACTATGAATAAATCGGCACTTCCTGAATATCGTAGCTCGTGGGAAATGCGGTTTATGCAGTACGCAGATTCAAATCCAGCTGTAAAATTTTGGGGGTCTGAGCCATTTGCTATTAAATATTTTTGTCCAACAGATGGTAAAGTACACAGATATTATATTGATTTTTTCTTAGAGTTCATTGGCGGCGCAAAATTTTTGGTGGAAGTGAAACCATTTAAAGAAACACTTCCTCCTAAATTACCTAAAAAGAATACTCCAAAATCTCAACATCAATATCAAACTGCTCTAGCCACTTATATAAAGAATCAATCCAAATGGGAAGCTGCAAGGAATTTTGCAGAACAAAAAGGACTAAGATTTATTATTATAACTGAGAGAGAGCTAGGATTATAACTAATCCTTGTAAAGTTTCATAAGTGCCATCATTCCACGTTCTGACAACTTAGTGAAGTCAAAATTTTCAAAGACATTCAAAGGAATAATATCCAAAAGTAGCAGTCCGTCCCACGATAAATCAGCTAATATCTCAAGTGCTTTAGAAATATCTGGTTTATTTACATTAATTCTTGAAAGAATTGATCTTAAGTATGGAATTGGAATTACGTGTCTAAAGGCATTAAGTTTTCGTAGAGCTAGTATTTTGTTGAGGTCTCTTATACTTTCAGCATAAACTACCCTGTTACTAAATAAATAAAAGAAAATTTCTGCGGAAGGTTCTTCTTTAATAAATGCAGAAACACATTTTGTTACATCGTGTTTATCAATAAATTCAAACCATTGTTCTCTTGTCATTTTATGCTCCTAAAATAACTTTAAAGTTATTATATTTTAATTTTCTGTCATCTAAACCAATCGCTCCACCATTAATAAGTTTAGTCATTTTAATAATATCATCAGCGTCACATACAGCATTTAGGCCTCTGGTTTTCCAAAACCATAAAGCACTTTCAATAGCTCCTTCTGTTGTTTCCAAATATGTAACAACATCAGTTAAAGTTTTACCTTTAAAATCTGCAAAAGCTTTATAATTATCTTTACCTGTTAATTGTATAACTCCTCGTCCTCTGTATAGATATCCTTCTCCTGATACTTCTGACCCATTTCCCAAACGATTAGCATAAACTTTATTAGCAATTTTTTGAGGATTTTTAGCAAATCCAGTAGTGCTTGCAATATTTGGAAAATACTTGGAAAATGTACTAACCAACCCTTCTGCACTATAATTAAGATTCTCTTTAAAAACTGTAAAACCATTTGATTCGTGACCACATTGTGCCAAAAACCCTGCTATTCTATTTGTAGTATTAATCTCATATTTTGTGAAGTATTTTTCAAGCACTGCAAAAATGATGGCTGTGTTTCCATTTAAAGGGAACATTTCTTTAAATTTTTCAGGTGTTAATAACATTGTTTAATCCTTGTATAATTTAAACATAGCTTGAATTTTTTTATCTTTAAATTTAGAATTGTCCATAAGCAATTTAACTTTAACTACATCCGGCAAAGTTTCTAGCTCTTTAAGAAATGGCAATTTTGTTACATTTAAATCTTTAATTTTATCAGCAAATGGTATAGTTTTAAGTTCAGAACATCCACTGAACAAATAATCCGTTCTAGTTACTTTTGATATATCTAATTTTGGAACTTCTTTAAGTTTTGAACAACCATTGAACATAAAAGCCATGTTTGTTACTTCTGATGTATCAAATTCAGGAACTTTTTCAAGTTTTGAACATCCATCGAACATACTAGCCATATTTGTTACTTCTGATGTATCAAATTTTGGAACTTCTGTAAGTCCTGTACACCCATTGAACATATAAGCCATGTTAGTTACACTTGGGGTTTCAAATTTTGGAACTTCTCTAAGTGATTTACATCCATAGAACATATAAACTATAGTTTTTACACTCGATGTATCTAATAGTGGAACTTCTTTAAGTGAAGTACACCCACTGAACATACTAGACATATCAGTTACTTTTGATGTATCTAATTTTGGAACTTCTTTAAGTGATTTACATCCATAGAACATATACACTGTATTTGTTACATTTGATGTATCTAAATCAGGGACTTCTTTAAGTGATAAAGACCCGTAGAACATATTTGACATATCTATTATATGAGAATAATCTATACCTGAAATATCTTCATTATTTAAAATTTTATCTCTGAGTTCTTCTTTAGTTATCATTGGTTAATCCTTGTAAAGCTTGACTAGGGCTTGAGCGGCCTTTTCATTAAATTTTCCTTTTTTTGCATCACCAGTTATTTTAGCAAGAAGATGTAAAGGAATTTTATTTAAAATTTGAAAATTAGGCAAATATTCTTCTGCTAATTTGTTTAGAAAAAATACAATACCACATTGAATTGACAATGGAACTATATCAAATAAACCATTTCTTTTTAAATATCTTAAGGTCATAATATTAATTTTTGACAAGTATATTAGCCAGGTACTCCAAAGAGAATCATACGGGAGTCTTCCATCATCATAAACGAACCACCATTTTCTCAGAACATCTGCATTATGCATAATAGCAATTTGCCAATCCTCTTCAGTAAGACAGTCTTTATTAATATCTGTAATTGCAGCAGGGTTCTTAGATAAAACGTACTCTTTAACTTTATCTGTTGGTTTAGACATCCAAATAATTAAATTAGTATTACTTTGTACACAGTACATTTGTATGTTCTCTGTTTGCTGTTTATCACTAATTAATGAAATGTCCCTAGGATCTTTTTTTAGCATTTTTAAAAGCTTTTCCTCTGACATTTTAGATGTATCCATTATATCTTTAAACATTGTTTAATTCCTGTAAAGTTTAATTATAGCTAAAATTTTCCTAGAGTTGTCTTTTTGAATATGAAACTCATTATAAAATCTAGCAACTAATTTCATCACATCTGGGTCTGAATTAAAAACTAAATCATAGACATCTTTAACATCTGGAGCAAAAAGAGCAATTTGAGAATCCGAATAACTTTCAGTAACAAAATGTTTTAAAAGAATATCATAATCGAACTGTTCAGGCTCTTGAAACTTTTTAGCTACTTCTTTCATTTTATTATCAGTGAGAAAATACCACTGATTTTGTCTTGACATTTTCATTGTTTAAAATCTGCCGAACACGGAATCAACATCAGGAACAACAACTTTAGTTGTTTGAGGAATTTTAGTCACAGTAGCAGCTGTATCAATATCTTCATTTCCTTGGATTAGCTCATCGAAGTAATTTTCAAGAGTTACAAAGTTATCTCCACTTGCAGTAACTGGGTCAATTTCATTTTGAGGTTTTTGATAGTAAGTATTACAAACTAATTTATAGACATTTTTATTATCTGAAGTTGGAAAAAGATTTGAACTACCAGGAGTTTCAAGTTGGCAATCAGTAATTTCAACAACACCACCAGAAGGCAGAATTATCAAGTTTCCAATAATATCATTTACACCTTTTGAAGTATATACATCAGGATAAATTTTTTCAATTGTTTTTCTTGAAATGAAAAAAGCCATACTCGCAGTTGATGAGTATCCAAATTGAGTAAAGGCATAGTTAATATTATCCATAGATTCTGATGTTTCTGGAAGTGCATAAATATCAAAAGCTTTGTTGTTATCTGTCTTTATGTGTGAATAATCTCCAAAAACTTCCAAATCCCTATTAATCTTTTCTACAACCAAAAATTTAACTAATAAACCATAAAGATTTATTAGTTCGTCTATCATTGCTGCATTGAGTGAATATTCTGGGCTGTTAATTAAATTAAAATTCATTTGTTACCCCTTAAACATATAGTGATACTAGTGTAGCCCAATTTGGTAGTTTTGCTTTTCTCAATGCTACTGCAATATCATATGCTCTAATAGTAAGAGGTTTTCCAGATTTCATAAATGCAGGTGTAATATATTGAACATCTACTTTAGGTCTTTCTGTATCAGGTGTAAGTGCATCAATAATTTCATCAATATCATCAGCAGAAACACCATCTGTTTGAGCATTTGCCAAAGCAATAGTTCTAATTCTTCTAATAACATCTTGTTGATGTAAATAAACATCTACAAATATTGAACGAGATTTAATTGCATCATCGAACCAAGATGCTTTTTTATTACTAATAAAAATTACTTGACCAGTAAAGAATATTTTAGAAGGAAGTTTTCCTTTGCCTTTACCTATTAAACCAGGGTTTTGAGCAATAGTATCATCCAAATCCATAACAAATTGATTATACTGTGCTGTGGACATTGTTGATGTGTTAACAGTAGAAGTTGGAGACATCCAACTTGCTTCACGAACACCAGAAGAGTCCAAAAGTCCTTTAAACATATTTGCACTGTCTGCATCTTCTAAAACAGAATCAGAATCATCAAATACCAATAACTTATCTCTATTAAGATATATGTTGGCATAAAGTGCCAAAGGAGATGCTTTGAGTCCTTTAAAATAAACCCATTCTTTACCAGCTGTACCAAGAATTTCAGTAAGCTTTTTAGTGACGTGAAAAGTTTTACCTATGCCTGGTCCACCAGCAACAATTAAAGAATTTTGATATTTTAAAGCAACTACTGAAACCAAATCTTCAATATCTTGGAAAACCGTATCTGGATTAGCATAAAGAGTACCATTATACTGTTCTTCTACTTTCTGCAGTTTTGTAATGATTGAATTTGTTTCTTCTTTTCCTAGAAAAATTTCATAGTCTGCCATCTCACCCATTTTTGCTGCAATTTTTTTAACAGCTGTAGGTTGATTAGCTTTATCCAATGGAAGGTCTTTTGACCGAAGCCATTCTGCTCTTCTTGCTGTAGAATTTGGAAGTGACTCATTAATGTCACCTCCTTCTTCTTTAATAGAGAATTTGCCTAATTTTCCCCTTTTGATGTCATGAATAATTTTATCAATAACTTTAACAATGTTTAAATCGGGGCCAAATACTGTTGAAGAAGAAGGCTTTGCAAAGTCAGTATTATCTGTTCTCCAAAAGTCAAGAGATGAGATTTCAAAAGCATCTTTTGAAGGTGTCCAATTAAACCTAAGTTGAGTTCCTGAATTATTGATAAGTCTGTATCCTTTTCCCTTGCCATGAATTTGTGATTTAAAATCTTCAAATCCAAGAGCAAAGAACTTTGAGCCGAATTTTCGTTCAATAATTCTACTCATTAGTTGAACAGCCTTTTCAATGTTATTTTCTGAAAAGACAGCCTCACATAAAGGCATATCTGTTGAATGAGCTGGTTTATTTTGGTGAAAGTCTAAAAATGACATATAATCTCCTAGTACATATAATATCTCTATTTATATAATGAGAAGTTAATTGGAAATTTTAAATAAATATTTTTAAAATTTAACTTTAAAATTATAAGAGTTTTAAAATGTCCTCTGAGAAAAATTCTGTTCTACCATATCCTTTTTCAAGGCACATTCTGTACTTGGCAAATTTCTCGTGTAAAGAAGCCTCCAAAGCAAAACATGTTTGAGTTTCTCTCATATCTATTTTGATGTACTCACCAAAATCTCTTTTTAATGATGTTGACCTTACATTAAAAGACCCGCTTATCCCTATTTTAACAGCTTTGTGCTGAGGAAAATGGAGAATATACACCAAACCGGAATAATCTTTATCTTCATTATTTCTTCTTGATTGATAGTGATTTGCTAAAGAAATGGATTTTTTGTCTTGAACTTCTGGCATTTTAGAAACATTGTCAACACCATATGCTGCCATTACAACAGCTTTCTTTTTGTCTTTAACAGCACTGCTAGAAGCTGAGCACTTTTTGGAACAGTACATATGATATTTTGCATGGTAGAACTCAAAATTTACGTCTTTGTTACACTCAGGGCATTTTGGATGTTCTGTAAAATTATGTTTAATACTAAAAATTCGTTCTTTTACAGATGTCCTTGATATATCTTTAAGCCAAGGAGTTAATGAGCAAATCTCATTAAACATTTCAGTAGTCATTGCCCGAGAGTTCATTATTCCATTTGAATTTCTTGGCAATTTAAAACTTAATTTATTTAACCCTGTTCTTGCTCTTTTGATGCTGTTTACTTTAATATCTCTGAGTGCCATTAAATGTCCTTTAATTTCTTTATGTGTTATTATACTACATATATTATTAAAAGGATATTAAAGTTAAATTTTAAAATATTTATTTAAAATTTTATTAGACATTTATTAAATGTTTATTAGACATTTATTAGACATTTATTAGACATTTATTTAACATTTTTACATATCTTCGTCAGGCACTTCATAGAACGCCTTGAATAAAGGATTTTTCTTTTCTTTGGCGATTTCTTTTAGATTGTCCTCAATTTCAAGGTCTGTTAAACCGAAGATAATTTTCATTGTTTTATTATAAGAGAAAACATTTCCTGCGTAATCTTTCGCTGTCGCGTACAGGTCAAGTTTTGAGGTCCAAGCATCGAGTGTCATTTTTTCAATAAATTTGTTTTCGTTGATAAATTGAACTTCAATCTTATCTTCATAGTCACTCCATTCTGCTGCAGTTAAGATACCTGATGAAATAACCTCACGTTGAAGAATTTTCTTGAACATTGATGAATATACTTTACGAATTTTTGAAATAAACATAAAGAATTTAAGGTCATCTTTTGTAACTGTTGTTGAAGAAAAATCGAACGTACCATCTAATTCTGTCTGAAAAGGAATTCTGTTAGCAGGAATTTTAAGTGCTTTATATAATTTTTTATAGAAATAAATTATATCACCTAGTTCTCCTAGGTTTCCAGTTTCATCAATAGTTTCAACAGTTGTTCCTTTTCCTCCAGAACGATTTGCAAACCAGTAGTCCTCTACCATTGACGTAATGTGTTGTTGATTTGTCACTTCACCAGTTTCTACGTTATAGAACTTTTTGTACTTAAATTTGTTTTGGTATTGATTTAAAACAGCCTCTCCAGATTTGTTTGGAAGGTCTCCAATATCGACATTAAATACGCGTCTTGAAACAGACCGAGAAAATCTCATAGGTATGAGTAAATCTTCAAGCGTCTTTAATTGATTGGCAGGTTTAATAGCTTGTTCAAGATATCCTTCAATAATACCGTCAGCATACAAACTAAAATCTTCCTTAACAATTTCTTCTCGAGAAAATTCTTGTTCATCTCTAACAAATGAATCAGATGTTAAAAAGGTTCCCTCTTGTTTTTTTAAATAAGAATAAGTTTCCTTTTCTGTATTAAAATAAAAGTAAATTGGGTCAATAAATTCAATTTTTTGAATACCAGATTTGGTGTTTGTTTTATCATACGCCAAATGAGCTACCATCTGACCATCGATATATCCATTTCTTACAATCGAAAACAGATTTCTATCTATGTTCATTAGCTTATAGATTTTATCGAATTTTTCAACAATCGCTTCTTTGATTTTTTCATTTTCTTCATCAATGTTTACTTCGATTGCTCTTTTTTCATCAGTGCTAAATATTACTTCATTTACAACTTCTTCAATTGCATCATTGACATCTGCTTGTCTCGCTAAAATTCTATAAGAAGCAATTTTGAGTTTCTGTCTTTCGAGAAGAGTGGCTTTGTCTGCATTAGCATAAAGGCCTCCTCCATACGAACCATCAAAAAATCCTCCAACAAATGGAGAATAATCTTCATCTGCGGTTACTCTAATCTGAATTGGATTAATTTCTGTAGAAAGTTCTTTGGTTTTTTTAATGCCGAGAAAACTTTTAACTGTCTCGGTAAGTGTGTTTTTGGCTGTCATATTTTAATACTCCATTTCTTATCTGATTGTTTTAAGTGAAAATTCATTTTAATCCTTTAATATACTATTTATAAGAATGTCCTAAATAAAATATTCAGGATACTCACATTTGTACTCTTGGAGTTTGTCTTTTATTTTATTTAAAGTCGTGAACATTTTTTCTTCATTTTCTGCGTATTTGTCTTTTTTTGAAAATAATCGAATCATAGTAGTAAGTTGTCTTTCTTTTATCTTTAATTTTTGTATATGTAACTCTGGGTTATTTTCATATTCTGATAGTACGCTCATTTATTTCAAAGTCCTCATTCTCATAAAATGTTAAT